TGAATAGATTGATGTCACCTTCAGGACAGGCATCAATAGTTGATGCACTTCGTAGACTTGATGGTAGAACAGATTTTAAAGGACAAACACAACTTCATAATAGAGTTGCTGGTGAAGATCCTATGTTCCACAGACTAGGAAACTTCTTCCACTATGATTATCAAACAGGTCCTAACTCAATGAGACCATCAAATTATCAAACTCCTAATTATCAGAAATTTATTAAGAGTTCAAATACAGGTGGTGAGGCAGCAAATCTATTACAACAAATGTCCGCACAAAATAGCATGGGAGGAATGTTTATGCCAACTACAATTATCAACAACAATTATGCTGCAGTTCAAGGCGGTGGCGGTGGTTCTGAAGATACATTTGGTAATGCATTCCCAACAGGATTTGCAGCGTTTGCACCTTATTACAGTCTAGCGAGTAAGTAATAATGGCAGAACAGCATTCTTCACAAGCATCACTTGTTAGATGCGTAATATCTAGATTTGGTGCTAATGCACAAACTCTAGGTGCTGATAAGATTGCTTCTTTTGAGGCACATGAGAGTATCGAATCTCCATTTATGGCAGGATCTTTGCTGATTAGTGACTCAACAGATTTTATAAATGACTATCCAATTCAAGGTGGTGAAAATATATCAATTGAACTAAAAACTACTTTTAGTGACGCACCTATTAAATATGAATTTGTAATTGCTTCTATTGGAAATAGAATTGTGAAGAATAAGATGCAAGTATATGTTCTAAATTTAATTTCTCCAGAAGCATTGATTAATGAAGGAACTAGAGTGCAGGATCCTCTTCAAGGAAATGGTGAAGCAGTTGTTAAAAAAATGTTAGGTAAACGATACCTAGCTTCTACTAAGGATTTTTATTCAGAACCATCTAGATTTGAGGTTAGAATAAATCCATGTAGAGATAGACCATTTGATATTATTGCAAAAATTCTTAAAAGGTCTGTTTCTGCAAAAACTGATTATAGTGGAACTAACAGCACAAATACCACAGAGACTGCACAACAAGTGAAAGGTAGTGCTGGATTCTTCTTCTGGGAAACACGTAGAGGATATATGTTTTTCTCTATTGATGCATTATGTGATGATGTGGAAGGTAAATTTTCTGCACCAAGATTGAATTATTTACGTGAACGATTTGAGGAGGAGAGTGGAGATTTATTTGATGAAAAAGTTTCAGCTTGGGGTCCTTATATCGAAAAAGTAGCAAATACTGAGATATCTGGAGATCAAAGATTTTTGATTCAAAATGCAGTGTTTACATCAGAAATTGATTTGATGTCGTCATTGAGAAAAGGTAAATACTCATCTTTGATGGTTTTCTTCAATCACTCTACTGGTCAATATGATGAATATGTTTATAAGATCAAGGATAGTTATGATAACATGGCACATTTAGGTGGACAGGACAGTGTTTCTCTAGTTCCTGCTAATCAAATTGAATTATCAGATTATCCTACTAGAATTATGACCATGATTTTGGATCATGAATCTTGGTATAATGATCCAGGCATTGCTAATCCAGAGGATGCTAATGCAAAAGATCCAACTAAGTTTGCGGACTGGCAAAAATATTATGCAGCACAAGGAGCAGCAAGAACTGAGTTATTGAAAAATCAAGAAGGTACCATAAAAATTCCTGGCAATCCATTTATTTGTGCTGGCGATAAGGTAGATATTAGAATTCAAAGTAAACTAGCAGATGAATTAAGAAAGAAAAAACCTCTTGATGAAGAGAGTAGTGGAATTTACCTTGTTAAGGAAACAACACAGTCCTATAATTTTTTGGAAGGAGATAGCGGAACTTTAAAAACTACGCTAAGATTGTTTAGGGACTCTTATGGAATGAAGAATGTCCCCTCAAACCATGGCAATAAATAAATCAAGGAGGTACTACTTATGGAAAGCATTGAACAACACATAGCAAAAGATAAAGAGATTCTTCGAGATCCAACCACAAATCCACAGATGCGTCGTCACATTGAAGGCGAATTGCATGATCTAGAAGAATATGCAGAGCATCACAAGAAAGAAATCGAAGCAGGAGATCATCATGATCCTAACTGTATTGAACTCTTTTGTGATCAACACCCTGATGAACCTGAGTGTCTAATTTACGACGACTGATATGGATGAGGCATTATCAAGACTTTTTCCAACTCAAAGAATCGGTAATGACGGATTCTCTTGGTGGGTAGGTCAAGTAGAAGGAACCGCCAGCGATGAAGAAAACAACAAAGGCGGATACCGTTATAAGGTAAGAATCGTAGGAGATCACCCTAAATCAAGGGAGATTCTTGATACGAAGGACTTGCCTTGGGCTACTGTGATGATGCCAGTAAATGTGCCATTCATGCCAGGTAATATTGGCGGTGGTCATCCACAATTGGTACAAGGATGTTGGGTAACAGGATTTTACCTAGATCATGATAGACAAAAACCCATTATCATGGGTTCTATTGGTGTTGTGCCAGGCGCAACATCTACCATTAATGATGCAGATCCTAGCAATTCTGAAGCATTTGTAAATGCTGTAAGAACTGGAAATCTATCTCCAAATCCCATTACAGATGGTGAGGAAGGAAAGGACGGCACTGCTAAAACTGGTGGTGGACTTTCTGATGGTACAACTAGAGGTGATGGTGAAGATAGAGTAGATGCAGGAATTAAGAAAACAGAGGCAGTTAAGGATGAGGATTGGTGTCAAATTACGGCAGAAAAATGTAAGAACGTTGATTTAAAAACACAAATGACCAATATACTTGGTCAAATGCTGTATGATATTCAGCGTAGCAATGGAAACATTGGTACATATTACACTAGTAAAGTAACAGGCAAAGTACAAAACTCAATTGGAACTGCAAGAGGATACGTAAACAAAGCAATCTCTGTTGTAACAGAGTTTCTTGCAAGAGTCAAAGGTTGGATTACTACTAAAATTCAAGACGCAGTTGATAAATTAGTAAAAGCAGTTCTAAGACCAGACGAATCTGGAAATGCATTGACACCTATCACAGAATGGTTCAATAATATTCTGAAAGACCTAGGTTGCAAGATGGCAGATTTAGGTGAAAGATTAATTGAATGGTTGACAAATCTTTTAATGAGTTTTATCAATCAAATTTATCGTAATGCAATTTGCCAAATTGATGAACTAGTAAACGGAATTATCTCAAAAATTCAACAGTTAATGAACGAACTGTTTGATAGTATTTTGGGACCTTTACAAGATATTCTTGGTGCTATTGCTAAACCACTTAATTTGATTGGTCAAGCAATTAATTATATTCTTAGACTACTAGGTATCACTTGCTCAGGACCTGATCAAACTTGTAACAAATACAAGCAAATATGTACTACTGGCGAGAAGAAGGATGACGAAGATGATGAGAATTTCTTAGATGATTTGTTGAGCAGTATTGATAATTTATTTGGTGATACTCCTGCTGATTATACACAGTATGTTTGTGATGAAGCATATACTGGTAGACCACTAACAATCACAACAGTAGGATTTGCTGGTGGAGTTCCATTACCACCTGATGATACAACTAAGAAACCAAAAATTGTATACGACATTAATGATATTACAGTTACTGAGGGTGAGAGTGCTCAGTTCACTGTAACTAGAACTGGATCTGTTGACATTGCATCTTCTGTTGTAGCTACAACAATAAAGAATCAAGGAAGTGCAACTGCTGGAACTGATTATCTTACTTTGGATAGTATTGTTGGATTTGCACCTGGCGAAACAGAAAAAACTGTCAGTGTTCAAACGTTGGTTGACAATGTTCCAGAAAAACAAGAAACTTTCTTTGTTAGACTCACTACCAACTCTCCAGTTGACAATAGTGATGTAAAAACACAGTATATTAAAAATATTGGTAAATGCACTATTATCGAAAAAGATCTCAAAGAACCATATGATCCTTATCAACCAGAACCAGTAGATCCATTTGAACCAATTGAGGATCCTTCTACAGATACTCTCCCAACAGATCCAAATACATCGGATGATGAAGACGCTACAGGTGCAGACTTAGCTCCAACATATGAAGTAGTTGCAAATAGAACAACTTGTCCAGAAGGAGAGTTTATTATATACACGATTAATACAACAAATTTAACTGACGGAACTATTCTCTACTATAACTTATCTGGAGGTGGTATCACTGCTGCAGATATCATAGGTAATCAACTAGTTGGAAACTTTATTATCAACGATAATAAATCAAACGTAACTGTTGGTATTGCAGAAGATAACAAGATTGAAGACGTAGAGACACTTACTTTCTCTATTACAGGTAAAGGAGCAGCTGTTGACGTATTGCTCACAGCAAAAGTGGAAGATCTAGACATTAGTGATCTTGATGATGGAGTTGGTGATTCACCAGAAACAGTATTTGAAGAGTTTAGACCACCTACCACAAAACCACCTATCACTGATGATACAGGTGGTATTATTGAGATTCCTATTGATGATCCTGGCGATGCTTGGGCAGAACCACCCATTGTGTTTGTTGGTGGTGAAGGAACAGGAGCTACAGCAATTGGATTGTTAGATGGAGGTGGATTCTTAACAGAGATCAGAGTTCAATCACCTGGTTTTGGATATAAGAAAAATCTTGCAGCAGATAATGATGTGAGATGTATTATTGATTCGTTTACTATCTTGAGACCTGGCATTGGATATACTAGTGTTCCTGATATGTACGTCAATGGAGAATTAGGAATTGCTGAGGCAGTTATTGATCCTGATACTGGATTTGTTATTAGTGCTCGTATATTAAATAGAGAACTTACATTTGATAAGTTCCCTGCTATTGATATTGTTGGAGGTGGTGGTTATGGTGCCAAACTACTACCGTCTCTAGCATGTCTAGATACAGCAGCACTAACTACTATTGGTTCTACCAAGATTGGCACTGGTAAATATATTGATTGTCCCTAATGTCAAAACAAAAAGCTGCCAAGACATATCCTAATACCATATTCACACAGACAACTCCCGATGAAAATCAGGAGTTGACTGGTAATCCTAGGTATCAAACATGGTACAAAGGTTATCTAACTAAGTCCGAAGTTTATGAAAGGATGATGCCTGATGGACTAACCTCTGCATTGAGGATAGACGGTCCTGACTCAGGTGGTGCTGCAGTAGTGATGAACAGTAAAGGAAATATCAAACTCATCACAGGAAAAAGAAATGATGTTGCTGGTAGTGGAACTCTAGATATCAGAACTTCTGGATGCAACCAACTGCATGAAGGTAGAACAAATATTCAATATAATGAAGGTGGTTCGGAGAATGAGGGACAGGCACTTAATATTCTCTGCTACGGTGATGTTGTAGAGCAAGCAATTGGAAGCACCAGATATATCAAAGCTTCAAAGATTGAAATCACCGCTACAGAAGAACTTGTATTAAACGGTCAAACAATTAAGATGCAAGCACAAGGTGATATTGAAATGGCAGCTGCTTCAGTTACTACTGCTCAGGTTAATAAGAAAGAAATTGTCATTGGACAAAGTATGAAGTTTGGTGCTGGCGAGGATACTGACTTACAGTTTGATCCTAGAGCATCTAAGAATATCATTTCACCTGGCAATGTCAACCATAAAGTTCTTGGTGATTATAAGATCAAGAGTTTGCGTAAAATGAGCGTGAATGCTGTTACTGGACTATTCATGAGTTCTCCAGCAACAACCACCGTTCAAGGTTTGGCAAGTATGGTGGTCAACGGTCCTGGCGGTATGAATCTTAAATCCGCTAAGACTACATTTGAAACTGCTGATTTCAACGTTGTATCGGCAAAGACAGATTTCAAAACTGCTGATTTTAATCTTGACGCTGCTAAATTGGATCTCACTGGTACAGGAGATGTTTCTATCACTGGTGCTAACGTCAAGATTACTGGTGCATTAATTTACCTTAACTAACTATGATTTTTTGGATTGGATTTTTTATCATGTTCTTTAACGAAGGTTTCGTTATGATGAGACATGTATCGCCTTGGGCATCAAAGCAAAGGCAAAACTTAATAGACAAATATGGTCAGGGATGGCAGACATTTCATGGGATGCTTGATTACTTATGGGTCATTCTTATCACTCTAGGATTTATATTTTCACCTCAAAAAGGTAGTCATTTATACATCTTCATTTGCTTCTGGTTACTATCATTTTTACTAATATATCTACCTCAAATAAGAGGTGTTTATCTAAACAATGAAGGTACACGATAAGTATAACTTATATTAATAGTAAGATATACTCATTAAAAAAGGGTTGACTTTTAAAGAAAACCCTGATAAATTATCTCATGTGATTGGGACAGACCTGATCACTATGTAAACTCTAGAGGAGAAAATTTCAAATGATTAAAACTGCTTTTGCTGCCCTTGCAGCTGCCTCTGCAATTGCTGCACCCGCTGCTTTTGCAGGTCCTTACGTTAACGTGGAAGCAAACACGTCTTGGACTGGTTCCAACTACACTGGGACAAACACAGATCTTCACGTTGGTTGGGAAGGCACTCTTGGCGAAACTGGTACATATTACGTCCAAGGTGGCGGTACTGTGATCTCACCTGACGGTGGAGAACTGGATACTGTTCCTTCTGGTAAGGCAGGTCTTGGTGTTGGCGTAACTGAAGCATTGGGTGTGTATGGTGAACTCAGTTTCGTTGGTTCTGGTTCTGACAGCATTGATCGTGGATATGCTGCTAAGTCTGGTATCAAGTACAGTTTCTAACTTGCAAACTGCTAATAGTGTGATATAATAACAGGGAGTCTTCGGACTCCCTTTTTTGTTCTATATACTATTACTAGTGAAGGAATTATGCTATCTACACAGTACAGACTGCGCTTAGAAGCTATTTGTAAAAAGATTGCTCGCAATCAACCAGTTGATCTACCAGACATGATTTGGG